GGAGGTGCAAGCTGTGCGTGCGAGTATGGCACAGCCTCAGTCGAGAAAGTTTTTTTCTTTCATGGTTACTGGCGAATTGCTAAACTTGGGTCGAGAAAGCGACCACTGGCGAGGGGTTAACCTCCCAGGTGATTACGTCAGGCGAGAGACCTGTCACATCTTATGCCTTGAGTCGATTATTCATATCGTTCAAGGATGCCCAACTCACGACGATGTCGAGAGCCAGACGCCCTGACCACGCGGTCAGAGATGCCCTGTGATAGGGCAAGTTGTTCGATGATGATGTTTGTGGCAGCTTGGTGCTCATCATCGAGGATGGTTGACTCCCCCGGAAATGGGAAAGCCAGCCGGGCGTAGTTCTGCCAAGTGCTGTGTGGGGCGTTCACAGCCTTGGCGTGCCGGCATCTGGCGTATAGTTGATGGGTTCCGATCGTGAGATCAGAATCTCCCAACAACCAGCCGCAGAATGTCAGTCGGGGCCCTCTCTCGAGCTTGACTTGCAAGATCCAGCGAGAGGGGTCAAAAGAGCGACGAACATGAGCATACCCGCATAGGAGCATATCGTCGCCGCTGTAGCACTGGGGGGTACCCCAAGGGATCGAAAACTTATTGTGGGTGAACGCGATGTTTCTTATGGAATTGAGGAACCAAGTCCAACGATCCCCGGAACACTGCATGATAGGCATAGTGCCCATGAAGCAGCGCACGTTCAGCTTTCGATGCACATAGTGGTCGATAAACGCTTCCGGGAGGCCCAGCCACCGGAAAAGCCACACATCAAACACGAGGAAGGGTGCATTGCAGCCGGTGTCCCAGGAAGTATAATCAGTGCCGGTACACTCACCGGCGACCCAATGGTTCTTATACCAATCGCGGAAGACGGCTGGAGTGTTGCCGCCATACAGGAAGATATGGGGCGGCAGTAAGCGGCGCAGTTGCTCCTCAGCATATGTTGCCCAGGGCGCCTCGTGGAAAATGGCACCGAGGGGGAATGTGGTGACAATCTGACCGGGTTTGGCGGGCGCATTGAGGGCACCCAATTTCCGCACCACCTGCCCCTTTAAGAACAGCTTGGTGAAAAGGGGGTCCCAGTCCGGTGGGTTAGCTTCTGCGACTCGTTTGATGTCAGCGAAGGTGCGTTCCCGCAACCACTTGTCTTCCGCGACCATGAAGCAAGATTCAAATAGCACCTCATCGAAGGCTATGGGGTGGGTGAGACCAGTGGCATGAACGAAACGGTCAATCAAGATCTGGCCATCAGCCAGCGCTGATGCAAATTGCCGTTGATTGAGGTGCTTCGCCACGGGGTGGATGCGTTTGTTCAAAGAAATGTTCACAGTGGGCGCATCTAGGCGGGAGTGACGAAGAAACATGGCGGCATCACCCAACGAAGGGCTCACTTGGTTGGTGAGGTGGTGGTTCTTATCCGGTCGCTCACGTTGTTCCTTGGCCAAACGGTCAGTCATAGTGTATGTCCACATGTTGTCAGCCGGAGCGTACTGAAGCCGGGGGAAAGAACTAGGTGAAGGACCAGTGGGACCCTCAACAATATTTTCATCCAACCAGTAACTATACATGGGCAGGAGCTGCTGAGCGTGTGAACGAGCACCTCGAACCCCAACCTGGCCAGCGAATGGGGCCAGCGATGTTAGGGCCAGCAGAGGTGGTGGTAGATTATCAATGTAAAATCCAGCGGCGAAGCGACGGGGATGCAATGGGTGTAAGGCATGCATGGCCAAACGCGCCGGGGTC